GAACATCGGCTCGGCCTGATTCTATCTGCAATCTACATCCTACGCCAAAGCCGCCGCACTCTGCATTTTATGCACTGCGCCATGATGGGCGCAGCCTACACCGCTGACCGCTGAAATGCGGCTTACTCGCCATAATTGGAAAGATGAGTGGAAATAGGTCCGATACAGGGCACCCGGTAAAGCGGTCGCACCTGCCGTGCGTAGGAGATAGAAGAAAAAAATATCTTATAGGAGTACTCAGCAGAATGCGAAAAACACACACAGAAATCCATCTGCGTAATGAACCGGAACACGGTCACAAAGAGTACAAATATCTGTATCAACAAATGCTGAAGGATGATGTCATTCGGAAAGCATATAAGAAATTACGCAAAGGAAAAACCAAGAGAAAAGAGATCCAGTACATAGACGCACACCTCGATGATGAGGTGCAGAAAATGTACGACATGATCCTAAACACAAAGCCGGAGGGAGTGGACGTCCCACACCCAGAACTGGCATACAAACCAAAGAAAAGAACCCCGAAGATCATCTTCGAACATGGGAAAAGACGAAAAATTTATATGCCGGAAATCCATGAACAATGGCTGCACCACATCATCGTTCTGGTATTAGAGCCAATCATCACAGCCACAGCCTATCCATACTCCTGCGGTTCGTTTCCAAAGCGTGGAGCGCACTACGGAAAGAGACAGATAGAGCGGTGGCTTTTGCATGACCCGAAGGGAACACGGTGCTTCGCAAAGATGGATATCCGGCACTTTTATGATAGTATCCGGCTGAAAATTCTGATGAGGGAACTGGCAATCCGAATCAAGGATGACTGGTTTTTATACATCATCGGATTATGCCTACAGGGATTTAATAAAGGAATCCCTCTCGGGTTTTACATCAGCCAGTGGTTGGCAAATTACCTCTTAGAACCACTCGACCGACTGATTACAGAGGTGCTCGGTCTGCCAAAGCTGCAAAGGTACATGGACGATATTGTCATATTCGCAAGCAGCAAGAAAGTCCTCCAGAGAGCCATCGTGGAGATAAGGAAGATGCTCGGTCAGCGTTTCAGATTAAAGCTGAAGCACAACTACCAGGTATGCAAATTCTACTACGAGAAGGGCAAGCGGAAGATAGGTAGGGCACTGGACTTCATGGGTTTTATATTTTACAGAAACAAGACGCTGATCAGAAAGAACATCATGCTATCCGCAACACGGTTGGCAAAGAAGATGGAGAGGTCAAAGGAAGCAAACCGTGGATACTTTCACAGACACATCGAAGCCATGCTGTCGTACATGGGATGGTTTACCTGCACGGACACATACGACTGTTACCAGAGCAGGATAAAACCTTATATCCATGTGGGCCGGCTTAAGAAAATAATATCAAAAATCAAAAGGAGGCAGAACCATGAAGGAATGGACCAAGGAAAGATGCTCCGAGGAGCCGCAGGAGCTGCAGCTTGTGGCTGACGGCATCTACATCCAGAGAAAGAACATCGAGAGAGTGCAGCACGAAGCAACCGAGGGCATGGAAGCCTACGCCGACTGGGAGTGCGATAGCAGGGAAATCACTGTATCGGAATACCAGATGTTGGAATCCATCAAGCAGATCAACACCGACAAGGCGATTGATGATTACACCGCACAGCTTATCGAGGAGGGATTGTTATAATGAGACTATTAATCGACAGTCTGAAAAGACTTTATGCCGCAGGCAGGCTGACAAAGGAACAGATCGCAGCCAGAGTGGAGAAGGGAACTATTGATGAAGCAGAGTACGAGGAAATCACAGGCGAGAAGTACAAGGCAGAAACCAAGACAAAATAACTTCCAATGTACCCACGCACATGGGAGCAGGTACTGCCATAAGCACATGAAAGAATGTGACCTCGACTGCAAGGAAAGCGGCACCTGTGCCCACTGCACAAATTACCACATACCGATGACGCAGTACCCATGCAAGCGGTGTGAGAAATTAAATCAGAATTAAGGACCGTCCGGACAGGGCGGTCTTTTTAGAGAGGAGGTGCAGCGCATGGATGTGACAGCAATCATCGTGGCAGCGAGTATCCCATCGGCACTGACTGGCTTCTTTTTCTGGCTCATCGAGCAGAGTATACAGAAGCGTGCCGACAAGGAAAAAGCAGAGCGGGAAGAACGGCAGAAGGAAGTAGATGCCAGAGAGCAGATCCGAGAGAAGAATGAACTCTGCATCATCAACTGCGTCAATGCTTCCCTGGCACTCGGAGAAGCGACAGCCAGAGCGGTGCAGAGAATCCCGGACGCACACTGCAATGGGGATATGCACGCAGCACTCGACTACGCTCAGAAAGTCAAGCATGAGCAGAAGGACTTTTTGAACGAACAGGCACTTAAACAAATTGTATAACAGGAGGACAAAGCAATGAAGAAAATCGACTGGGTAAGAAAACTCACAAGCAGAAAACTGTGGACGGCAGTGGCATCATTTGTCTCAATGATGATCCTCGCCACAGGCGGAACAGATAACACGGCAACGCAGGTAACTGCACTGATTATGGCAGGAGCGTCCGTGGTGGCTTACATCATCGGGGAAGGCTTGACCGACTCCGCTAACATCGGTGCTTCGGATGATACCGAGGAACAGTAACAGGAAACATACGCAGCAGGGCGGCCAGTAGGCTGCCCTATTTTATTACAGAAAGTGAGGAAACAGATATGGCAATCAAAGGTATGGACATTTCATATTGGCAGGGCAATGTAGACTTTGCCAGAGTAGCAGCAGACGGCATCAAGTTCGCAATCATCCGTGAAGGATACGCACAGACGGTAGACGCAAAGTTCCGCCAGTATGTGGATGGCTGTAGAAAGAATGGCATCGAGATCAAGGGAGTATATCATTTCAGTTATGCACTCAACGCAGAACAGGCAGCGCAGGAGGCGGCATTCTGCATCAAGCAGATGGAACAGGCAGGTCTCGGAAAAGATGTGATCGTATTCTACGATTTTGAGTACGACACCGTAAAGAAAGCCAAGGCAAAGGGAGTGACCCTCGGAAAGAATGAGTGCATCGCATTCACAAAGGCATTCTGTGAGTACGTGGAAAGCCACGGATACAAGGCAGGTGTTTATTCCAACATCGACTACCACAGAAATATGTATTCGGACGAAGTGCTCTCCAAGTATGTGTACTGGCTCGCAGATTACACAGGATCTCCGGACTATGACTGCGCATTCCACCAGTACACCAGTTCCGGAACAGTAAGCGGCATCGATGGCAAGGTAGATATGGACTACTACTACGGAGAGGAAACCAAAGAGAACCAGGGCGAGAAGAAATCCGTCATTGAGGTGGCAAAGGAAGTGCTTGCAGGAGACTGGGGAAACGGAGATGACCGCAAGAATAGACTGGCTGCTGCCGGATATGACTACGCAACGGTGCAGGCAGAAGTGAACCGCCTTGCAGGAGCAACCTCCGCACCGAAAAAGAGCGTGGCAGAAATCGCCAAGGAAGTCATTGCAGGACAGTGGGGAAATGGCGATGACAGAAAGAACCGCATCAAGGCAGCAGGATATGACTACGATGCAGTCCAGAAAGAGGTCAATGCACAACTTGGAGTAAAACCGCAGAAAAGCATTACTGAGGTAGCCAAGGAAGTGATCGCAGGCAAGTGGGGCAACGGCGAAACCAGAAAGCAGAAGCTGAAGGCAGCCGGATACGACTACGCAGCCGTGCAGAAGAAGGTCAATGAACTTCTGTAATTGGCGATTGACTTATAAAAAGAGTGGAGGTATGATGTGCCGCAGAGGGGGTTCTAAAGGGGGTAAGCACCCGGACGATGTGACCGACATAAATGTCGGGAACATCTCAACAGGCATTGTAACATCTGTATCATCTGGCAGTGAATCAATTTCTTACGCCACACCTCAACAGATTGGAGCAGGTGCAAAGGAATGGAGTGCAGTGTATGCCGCCGCTGGAGATATACAGAAAACGAACGACTTGCTCTTAAAAACAGCTTTACCACTTCTAATGGGAGTAAGGACGGATGATGGAATACCGATTCTTTATGCGGGGGTGTGAGTATGAAATATGTACGAATAAAACCGACTATAGTTGAAGCTGTTCAGTGTTTTACCACTCCTGAAAGCATAGCTCAAATTGAGAAGTTTGTTGGCAATTCGGTAAAAATTAATAATAATCTTAACCCGCCGCACATTGAGATTTCTGCATATCCTGCTCTATTTAGAGATGGCGAAAGAGTTGATTCGGTACTCGTAGAGCCCGGAGACTACGTCTTGCGTGATGAAGAAGGGTATTTCGATACAATGGTAAAGGATGAGTTTGAAGAAGAATTTAAGGAGGTATCTGAATAATGGAATTAAAACAGACAGTTGAAATGATGAACAGTGCAGATTACAAGGAACGCTTTAAGGCAGAGTATATGCAGGTGGTTGTTCGATATAAGAAACTTGCGAATATGCTTGAAAAGTGGGACAAAGGGGAACTCCCATTTACTCCTACTTGTCCGAGAAGCACTTACAATATGCAGGTAAGAGCAATGACGGATTATATTGCTGTTCTGGAAGCAAGGGCAGTTATGGAAAAAGTTGATTTGGAGGTATGATTATGGACATTTCAACACTTGGCTCATGCATCGCAATCGTTATGATTTGCTACATCGTAGGAATGGGCTGTAAAGCATCAAAAAGAATCTCTGATGAATGGATTCCAGTGATCATGGCGGTTATTGGTGGCATTCTCGGAGCTGTCGGGATGGGAGTTATCCCGGACTTCCCGGCAACGGATTATATCACAGCGGTTGCGGTCGGTATGTTTAACGGATTATCGGCTACTGGCGTGAATCAGATTATTAAGCAGACAACGCAGAAAGAATAATATTAAGGAGAGGGTATCATGTACGAAAAAACGGTGACGATTTTTGACTATTACGAATCAGCCACGACAGGAGATGCGTACTGGTATCCTCACGTGCTATCCGGCGTTGATCTCATTACGGACAAGGGAGCAATCCTTAAAAAGTACGGACCAGACGCAACTGACAACGCACAGTTGCACGTTTGTTATGCTGTTCAGAACGGTGATATAACCATTACCGATAAAGATGGCAAGATTCTCCCATGGGTGCCTTCGAAGGAGTGGAAAAGGCAGATTAACAATGCTCTGGAAGATACTATCACATTCTCGGACGAATCATTCTTTTGGGAGGGTGAATGGACTGGTGGAGCAGTAACTGATGGTGATTATCGAAACGGATTCTACCAGTACATGAACGAGAACAAGGATAACGTGTTTAAGGTTACCAGTGTAGGCGGTCCGTACACACTGATTCCACACTTTGAGATTTTGGGTAAGTGATATGAGTAAAATTCATCATTTCAAAGGATTCTCCATAGTCGATGGAGATATGAAAATCAAACTGAATATGGACAGGTTCTCAAGGCAGTATCAAGAAGCCCAGTATCTCCTTGATGGAATGGTTATGGACAGTATGGTGCCGTTTATGCCGATGATTACAGGGGACTTTATCAACCGAACAAGAGTTGAGAGTACATCCTTACAAGGAACTGGGAAAGTATGCGCGGCGGCGGCTCCTTATGGACGTTTTCTGTACGAGGGGAAAGGAATGGTTGATGAAGCAACTGGAAGTCCCTACGCAAGACGTGGAGCAAAGAAAGTTCTCGTTAGTCAGTTTTCTGGTCGGACAGCCGCAAAGGAAAATCTTGAATACACCAAACAGGCTCACCCACGGGCACAGGCAAAGTGGTTTGATGCCGCTAAACGGCAATATGGTGACACATGGGTTCGCAAAGTAAAAGCACAGGCAGGAGGTGGCAGGCATAGCAGATAAACCTATCGGAAAAGACGCAACCGGATACGAAATTCTGACAGATGCCATGAAAGCACTTCTGAACCAGTATCCGGGACTGTATGAAAATGAAACAATCAAGTTTGAAGAACTTGGCAAGGAATCAGGAATTGCGTTCTCGGCAGATAATGGAGCTTTGATTTATTCAGAAAAAGAAGATGTTTGTGGCGTAATGCACCAGGTATGCCAGTACCCATTTTACGTGGTATATCGCACAGCATCCGACAAGGAAAGGCAGAAGCTATCCGTTCAGAAGTTCCTAGATAATCTCGGTAAATGGATATGCCGAGAACCAGTTATCATAAATGGCTCTGAGACACGTTTAAATGCGTTTCCTGAGCTTTCTCAGGGGCGAGTGATAAAACGTATCACCCGTGATAATTCCTATGGTTTAGAACCGCAGGAGAGTGGCGTACAGGATTGGTTGTTACCATTGTCGGTGCGCTACGAAAATACTTACGAAGCAATATAACAAGTAACAACCGGCTATCAATTGGAGATAGTCGCTAACCTACACAGCCTTTTAAAGTTATAGGCAGAAAGGACATTTCTATGCCAGTTACAGGAAAAATTGACCGTAAATATATGGCTCATTATATCGACGCAGGCTCCCTCTGCGGAGGACTGACACCGAAGTATGAACGTCTTGGAAAAGATCTGGAAGAGTACAATGTTGAACTCAATCCAGACACCGAAACCTCTAAAAACATTCTTGGAGAATCCACATTCAAACATAACGGCTACGAAGTTTCTTCTGACGCTGATCCATTCTATGCAGACACTACTTCTGATCTGTTCACAGCATTGCAGAAGATCGTAGACAACAGATACAAAGACGATAATCTCAAAACAAAAGCAGTTGAGGTCCATCTCTGGACGGAAGCTACAGCAGGCAAGTATGAAGCATATCAGCAGGACTGCTACGTTGTGCCGACCTCCTACGGCGGTGATACATCTGGCTATCAGATTCCGTTTACCGTCAATTATACCGGCGAACGAGTAAAAGGAAAATTTGATATCAGTTCCGGCACATTTACAGCTGACAGCGAATAATTTTTTTTTAGGAGGGCATAGAAAATGGCAAAAACAATTAATACAAACATTGATGATGGATTTCTTCTTTTCACATTCACGAACAAGCAGGGTGAAGTGTTCTCTTCATTCAAACTGAATCCTACCGACATCAACATTGCAGCAAGAGCGGAAGAATTGGAAACTTTCTTTGAACAGGCTCAGGAATCTGTTAAAAATGTCTCTTCCGGCAAAGAGATGGCGGAGATTAATAAGCAGATCGAGGACAAAATCAATTATATGCTCGGATACGAAGCATCTAAGGATTTATTCAAAGAACCAATTACCGCAACAACTGTTTTTGGAAATGGTCAGGTGTTTGCCTATATCGTTCTGGACAAAATCAATGAAGCACTTACTCCGGAAATTGAAAAGAGAAAGAAAAAAATGCAGGAAGTGGTCAATAAGTACACGGAGAAGTATACAAAATGACCGCCTATGAGTTACCCACCTCACTAAATATCAGTGGGGTGGATTTTTCTATCAGGACGGATTTTCGAGTAATTATTGATATTCTGGTCGCCATGGATGACCCAGATTTGGACGAACAGGCGAAAGCTGTTGTTATGTTACAGATTCTGTTTGAGGACTGGCAAAGCATGCCCCCGGAATATCTTGCAGAAGCTTGTCAGAAAGCTTGCGAGTTTATTGACTGTGGTCAAGTTAACGATAGTCCGAATAAGCCTAAACCCCGCTTGATGGACTGGGAACAGGATGGAGATATGATCGTGCCGGCTGTAAACAAGGTTGCTGGTAAAGAAATCAGATCAGTACCTTATATGCACTGGTGGACGTTTTTTGGATACTTTATGGAATCTGGCGAGTGCCTGTTCAACACCGTAGTTGGAATCCGGTCAAAAAAAGCAAAGGGTGAAAAGCTCGATAAATGGGAAAAGAAATTCTATCAAGAAAATAAGAACATTATTGATATAAAAACACGTCTCAGCGAAGAAGAGCAAGCGTACAAGGATGCGCTGAATGAGATGTTGAACCTCAAATAGTTAGGAGGTGGACGCATGGCTGCTGATGGCTCAGTCATTATTGATACCAGATTGGACACATCAGGCGTGCAAAACGGCGTATCGGCAATTAGGCAATCATTCAATGGACTTGGTAGCGTAGTAAAGAAATTAGGCGTACTAATTGGCGGAGTATTCGCAATTGGAAAACTGGCGCAGTTTGGAAAAGAGTGCACAAAACTTGGTTCAGATTTAAACGAAGTTCAAAGTGTTGTGAATGTAGTTTTTCCAAATATGACCGAAAAAGTTAACGAGTTTTCAAAAAAAGCAGTAAAAACAGCAGGCTTGTCAGAAACAATGGCAAAAAAATATGTAGGCTTATTTGGATCAATGGCAAAACAGTTTAACTTTACGGAATCACAGGCCTACGATATGTCAACACAGCTTACCCAGCTAGCAGGAGATGTAGCTTCTTTTTACAATATTAGTCAGGATTTAGCATATATCAAGTTAAAGTCTGTATTTTCTGGTGAAACAGAAACATTAAAAGATATTGGGGTTGTAATGACTCAAAATGCACTTGACGAATATGCATTGGCTAACGGATACGGCAAAACCACATCCGCCATGACCGAACAGGAGAAAGTGGCTCTCCGTCTGGCTTTTGTGCAGAAACAGTTATCAGCCGCATCTGGAGACTTTATCCGTACTTCTGATAGCTGGGCGAACCAAGTGCGAGTGATGCAGTTACAGCTGCAATCTCTCAAGGCAACAGTTGGACAGGGGTTAATCAATCTCTTCACTCCTATTCTGAAAGTTATTAATATCTTGCTCGGCAAGTTAGCAACTCTGGCAAATGCCTTCAAGTCATTTACGGAGTTAATCACTGGAAAGAAATCATCTGGCCAAACAGGCGCGAGTGGTGCAGGCCTTGCCGGGACAGATGCAATAGCTGATACGGCAGATCAATATGGAAATGCAGCCGACAATGCCGAAAAGCTGGCGGATGCAACAAATGATACAGCAGACGCAACCAAGAAAGCTACTAAGGCGGCAAAAGGATATCTTAGTCCTCTTGACGAAATAAATAATTACTCAACGGATAAAAGCGCAGATTCATCGTCAAAAGTACCTGGTGCAACCGGCGGACTTGCAGATCAAATGAAAGATGCTGTACAAAATGTTGATTATGGAAAGATAGCAGAGGGCGAGACAGTTCTTGACAAAATGTCAAAACCACTAAAGAAGATAATCGACAGATTTAAGCAGCTGGCTAAGTTAATCGCAAAAGGATTCTGGGATGGGTTAGGAGACTACGAGCCGATTTTTGACGGAATAAAGAAAGACCTTGATTCCATATGGAAATCTTTAAAGGATATCTTCACTGACCCAGAAGTTACCAAAGCAGCAAATAATTTCTTAGATTCATTTGCATATGCAATTGGACAAGTCGCTGGCTCATTTGCCAGAATCGGATTAACAATTGCGCAAAACATTATAGGCGGAATTGAAAAGTTTTTAAAGCAGAACACGCAAAGAATAAAGAACTATCTGATAGATATGTTCAACATCGGTGCCGAAATTTCACAAATCGCGGGAAATCTTGCAGTTGCTTTCGCTGATGTTTTCTCAGTTTTTGGTGGAGAAACCGCACAGCAGATTACAGCGGATTTAATCGGAATCTTTGCTGAAATCGGAATGGTTCTTACAGAAACGGCTGCAAAACTTGGTAGAGATATCCTGAACATGATTGCACAGCCTTTTATCGAGAACAAGGACATTTTGAAGTCAGCAATCGAGGGTAGTCTCGGAGTAATAGAAACTGTAACAAGTGGGGTCTTAACGGTTGTTCAAAACCTTAGTGACGCAATATCAAGGTTATACGATGAACACGTAAAGCCGTTCTTTGATTCTATAGCAGATGGACTATCAAGCATATTTGAAACTCTGATAACCGGATATAACACATACATTCTTCCAGTGCTACAAGGACTGGCGGAACAAATCAAAGGGCTGTTAGAGGGACCATTAGGGGACGCGATTTTAAAGATAGAAACATTCCTCGGAAAACTCATTGATTCTCTGAAGCTTCTGTGGGAGTCAGTGTTAGTGCCTTTAATTAACTGGATAATCGCGAATTTACTTCCAGTTGTGGCAGAAATAATTGACGTTGTAGGCACTGTGGCAATCAAAGTCATAAAATCATTAATTAAAATTATTGGTGACGTAGCAGACACACTGAGCGGAATCATTGATTTTCTTGTCGGCGTTTTCACAGGAGACTGGGAACTGGCTTGGCAGGGAATAAAAGAGATTGCGGATGGAATATGGAATCTTATTAAGGATATTATAACTGGCACATGGGACGCAATTAAAACCGTAACAAAAGGCGCGTTGAGTATAATAAAGAGCATTATCAGTACTACTTGGAATGCGATTAAGGCATTAACTTCAACAATCTGGAACGCAATCAAAAAGACAATTTCTGGCCTTTGGAACTCTCTTAAATCCACAGCCAGCACAGTGTTTAATGCAATTAAAACTAAAGTTGTAGGCGTATGGGACAGCGTAAAGAACAAGACGTCTCAAACATGGGAAAACGTAACTACATTTGTTTCCAATAAAGTAGAAGCGATAAAAAATGCTATCACTAATAAGTTTAATGCCGCCAGAGATGCAGTCAGATCTGCATTTGAAGGCATTGTGAATTTTATTAAAGCTCCGATTAATCAGGCAATCAGCATTGTTAATAATGCGGTTGGGATGATTAATAATGCAATTGGCGGAATTGAATCTGCTTTCTCTTTCGGGCCTTGGACTGTTCCAACACCGTTTGGTTCAAAGACTATCGGATTTCATGCAACATTTCCACGTATCGGAACTATCCCATATCTGGCCAGTGGTGCAGTTATTCCACCACGAAGCGAATTCCTTGCGGTATTAGGCGACCAGAAAAAGGGTAATAACTTGGAAGCACCGGAAAGCCTGTTACGTCAGATTGTCCGGGAGGAATCAGGAAAAGGACAGGGAGATGGAAATACCTACAATGTTACAGTTAATGCATCTGGCAGAAAATTGTTAGATATTATTATCAGTGAAGCTGAAATGAGAAGAAATCGGAATGGGAAAAACCCATTTGAGTTAGCGTAAGGAGAAGAATATGCCGCAGGAACAATTTAAAATAGACAACGTTGTTATAAGAGCACCGGATAGTTACAAACCGGTGTTCGCAACCACTTCTACAGAAGACTCTAAAAGAAGTCAGGATTTGATTATGCACAATACGCCAATGGGGACCATAGGTGGGTATGACATGCAATGGGGCGAGCTTACATGGGCTGAAATAGCAACCATACTAAATACTGTACTTAACAAAAGTCAATTCACATTCCACCATAAAGACCCAACTGTTCCGGGAAGATGGATAGACAGAACATTCTACGCATCAAATTTCAACATGGCTGCGCAAACTCTGAAAGATGGGGAAGAAAAGTGGACAGATTTGTCTATCAATGTAAGGAGGATTGAGCCGATTTGATAAATGTATCTACTCAGTTAAAGAAAGAATCACTTACAAACAGAAATTATTACGTGACAGCAAATGTTACATTGTCAAATGGCACAACTCTTAAGCTAGGCAAAAAAGACTTTTATCTGTCTGGAAATAATCTCGTAGATTCAGCAGACTCCGGGGACTTTCCGGTGGGTGTGGCAATCGCAAAAACGGCAAGCTTATCATTAGTAAACGATGATGGGCGTTTTGACGGATATAATTTTAACGCTGCAAGGTTTGTTATCTTTCTCAATGTGCAGTTATCCGACAGGATAGAAACCATAAAGAGAGGTACTTACATTGTATCGAAAAAGCCCGCAACAGCAAGCGAAATAAGTCTTTCTCTCTTAGATAAAATGCATAACGCTGATAAGGCATATGATTCTAATCTGTCTTTTCCTTGTACGGTCAAGGAACTGCTCTCGGAATGCTGTCAGCAATGTGGAATCACTCTTGGAGATGCAGTGTTTCCAAATGCGGATTTTCAGATTCAGAAAGTGCCATCTAATGCGACATACCGTACAATAATCGGAATGTGTGCCGGGATAGCCGGTGGAAATGCAAGAATCGACGAAAATGACTTACTCAGGATTATTACGTTTGATAAGACATTTACCAATACGACTATTTACGATGGTGGAACAGTAAAGAACTGGACAAATGGTGATGATCTGGATGGCGGTACGCTTAATCCATGGACAACAGGGACCGTGATTGATGGTGGTACGTTAAGCAATAACGACTATCACGCGTTATTTTCAATTCAGAATCTACAATATGACGTAGACGATGTTATTGTAACAGGCGTCAAATACGTAGAAGATGAGGCCGAATATATGTCGGGTCAGGACGGCTATGTAATCACTATTGATAATCAGCTATTGTCAGGAAATGCACAGGCAGGAGTCGAAGCTATTGGAAATCAATTAATCGGTTTGCGAATGCGTCCTTTCTCATGCGACGGAATCGCCAACGGATACGCCACTTTCGGCGATCCGGTCGAATTTATTGATACAAAGAATCGTGTCTTTAGATCGTTTGTGACAGATATAGAGTTCGTGTTCGGTGGCTCAACATCATGGAGCTGTAGCGCAAAGAGTGCCGAAGAAGATGCAAGCGAGTTTATTGGCGAACAGCAAGCAGTGGTAGAGCAAGCAAAAAAAGACACAGAGAAAAAGCTATCTGCGTATGACATAAAGCTCAAACAAATGAATGAGCTTGCAGCAAACACGCTGGGCTTCTTCTATACAGAAGAAATGCAAGAAGATGGTTCCGTAATTACATACCGGCATGATAAACCTACGCTTGCTGATTCTAAAGTAATTTATAAGACAAGTGCTGATGGATTCTTCTTGTCAGTAGACGGCGGTCAGACATGGAAAGCCGGCTTTGATAGTAATGGAGATGCCGTTCTGAATATTCTCTATGCCATCGGTATTCAATCAGAATGGATTAACACGAGAGGTTTTACAGCAAAAGACAATAATGGGAATACGACATTAAGAATAGATGCCGACACAGGCGCTGTCACATTAGAGGTTGAAAACTTTACACTGAAAAGTAGAACTATTGAACAGATCGCCAAGGACGTTGTGGATGGGTCAGTTCGTAATGTGACTATCCCGAACTATTATGGCACGTATACACCAACATTGCAGAATTATCCGGCATCTGAGTGGAAAAGTGAAGAATATGAAAAGCATGACGGCTCGATATTCATGAACTTCTCTACAAGCCAGGTATATATGTTTTCTGGGACTGATGGCGCTTGGCGGGAACTGGATGCTGAAAAAATTGTCAATTTTGAAAGAGTTTTTAACGCTTTAACGGATAACGGTAAGCAAGAGGGAATTTATATGCAGAACGGACATCTGTATATAAATGCTTCCTATATTAAGTCTGGCCAGATTTCAGCCGATTTGATTAGCTTGAAAAACATTAATGTTACAAACAGTTCTGGAATATCAACATTTACGATTGATAACTACGGAAATGTTACGCTCAGACCTAACACATTCACGTTAACAAACGGTGATACAATATATAGCGTTGCTGAAGATAAAGCTTCGACAGCGTTATTGAATGCGAATCGCTATACAGACAAAGCACTTGGTGATCTCGACATAGGAAAAATGTCTAAACAAGAGATTATTGATGTACTAAGCGATAACAGCAATAATAAAGGTCTGTATCTATCAAATGGCAATGTGTACATGAACGCCGATTATATTAACACAGGTGAATTAGCAGGATGGAAAGTTGGAATTAAAAAGCTTTCAGCAAGTGGCACGTATGGAGAAGTAACGCTAGATGCTTCAACTGGAGAGATCTATTCAGAGACGAATACAGGAGTATATGTGCCGGGGTACGGGACGTTGTATGGAACACGAATTAGAGGAATCAATCTTTATACAGGAACTGTACACGCAAGTTCGGTCTCGGTTAATACCAGTGTTTCTGCTGGCAGTGTTTCGACATCAAAAGAAGTTGAAGCAGGTACGCACGTAAAAGCCAGTGGTCATTTCTACAGTGCAGGTACGGGGACAGACCTTGCAGATGCTTCTATCAGAGGAAATCTGAAAGTAAGCGGGACAAAATCAAGATCAGTTTCGACGGTAGACTATGATGAACAGCTCTTTTACTGCTATGAAATGCCAACCCCATTCTTTGGAGATATCGGTGAATCTGTAATATCGGATGACGGGACTTGCATGATTGACATAGATGATATCTTTCAGGAGTCTGCAAATGTCGGCATTAAATATTATGTGTTCTTGCAGAGAGAAGGAGAGGGCGACTGCTGGATAGCTGAGAAAGAGCAGAATTATTTTGTTGTAAAAGGAACTCCGGGACTTAGATTTTCGTTCGAAATCAAAGCAAGACAAGCTGAATATGAGCATATGCGATTTACTGACCCGGGAGATACGGCTTATACAGACGCAAGAGATATAGAAATCCCAGAACCAAATTATGAGTCAGAAGAAACAGAGGTCTCGGAACCAGATTATGAATCAGAGCTTATTAACGACAGATTAAGTATTATCAATCAGATGGAGGCAATATCATGAAGAAGATTTTAACAAGTTTTATGAATCTTAGCACTGGAGAAGGAAGTCGCATTGCTTACACTTATTCGGAAGTAGACGAAAACACAGGAAGTATCATCAGCCAGAACAATAAGGGCAATTTCCTTGTAATGGATGACAATGTGCAAAAAAATCTTGATTCCGTAAAGGATTACATAAAAAATAATTTCCTTTCATAAAGAGGTAAGTCTAATATGGCCGATACATATACAATACAATTCCGGCGCGGTATGTACGCCGATTTTGATACATCGAAAATTCGCCCCGGAGAGCCCGTTGCGATTCTTGGCAATGACCCGTCCGTTCCATCTGGTAAAGCCTTATACATTGCATTTGCGGCTAATGATGTAAGGCGGTTGTGTTCCATTGAGGACATTTCAGAGATGGTCAATGCTGGACATTTTGTTGGTCCACAGGGTCCAAAAGGCGACAAAGGAGATAAAGGTGCAGATGGCACCGTAACATTTGAATCGTTGACTCCTGAGCAGAAAGAATCACTAAGGGGCACCTCTATCACAGCAGTCAGTATTGACACAGATGGAAATTTGACAATAACATTTTCAGATGGTGATAGTGAAAATGTTGGGAATATTATGGGACCTCAAGGAGTGCGAGGCCCAAAAGGTGAAAAAGGAGGCGTTGGTCCGCAGGGACCAGTTGGTCCGCAAGGCCCGCGAGGAGAAAAGGGCGAACAAGGAAATGACGGAACATCTCTTAATGTCCTTGGTACAAAAGAATCTGAGGCAGACCTCCCCCTGAGTGCAGAGAAGAACGATGCATATTTAATAGACGGAGAAATGTGGGTTTTTGACGGCACGAACTGGAACAATGCTGGCAAGATTCAAGGCCCACAGGGACCAGTTGGTCCGCAAGGCCCAAAGGGCGACCCAGGGCCGCAGGGTGTAAAAGGAGACCCTGGAGAAAAAGGAGAGCAGGGAATACAGGGTCTAAAAGGCGATACTGGGCCACAAGGCGAACAAGGCTCGGTTGGTCCAAAAGGTGAGCAAGGAGATACTGGTGCGCGAGGAACCACATTCACTCCTGTTGTAGACAGCGAAGGAAACATAAGTTGGAGTAATGACGGAGGACTTGAAAACCCTCAGACAGTAAATGTTACCGGTCCGCAAGGCGATACGGGCGCAAAAGGAGATACTGGACCGCAAGGAGAAAAGGGCACTACATTCGTTCCAAGTGTAGACACTGATGGAAACATAAGCTGGAGCAATACAGATGGAATCGCCAATCCCGAAACAGTAAATATCAAAGGGCCAAAAGGAGACAAGGGGAGCGATGCGACTGTCCCGATTGCTACAATCGAAACTCTTGGTAAGGTTAAGCCTGACGGCAAGACAACATTCATAGATGAAGACGGAACACTCCACGCAAAAGGCGGTGGCACAACCGTTACTCCCAAGCCCGTAAACAACCCAACAATTGAGAATTTAAACGCATCTGTCACAATTAAATGGCAAGACCCTGAAAACACGGTAATCAGTGGCTCAACATTTTCTACATGGGCTGGCACAAAACTTGTAATGAAAGAAACAGGCTATCCCGCAAATCCAGATGACGGAACGCTTGTGGTTGATAACACAGTTCGTGATAAATACAAAACCACAGGTTATACAGTTACAGGGCTGACAAACGGCAAGCAATATTACTTTGCGCTGTTTCCATATTCTACCGATGGCGTATATAACTACGATGCAGGTAACAGACTTCTCGGCGAACCAAAAGAGGATTTGAAGATTGTCACATTTGCCGACGGAACAGACACAGAGATTGAAAATATGATTGAAGCGCACTACGCAGGCAAAATTAACATTAGCGACTATTGGGCGGTCGGCGACAAGAGAACCATCCATCACAATGCCATGGATGCAACTGGCGTAAGTGAGTCACACAGAGCGAATGATTATGCCTATGTAATTATCGGAATCGAACATGATGACTTAGTGACTGCTATCAATGGCAAGACTAAAGCTGCTATTACAATTCAGACAGAACGTATGTTGTATTTAGACACTACGACAGAATATAACACCTCCTATAATGCATCACATGAATGTGGTTATATAAACAGTTCAAGTACAAATAGTGGTGGTTGGGAAGGCTGCGCAAGACGTGCATGGTGCAATAATGTGTACAAGAAATGTTTGCCTACTTATATTCAGAATATGATGAAGCAGGTCAAGAAGTTGACATCTGTGGGAAGTCGAAGTAGTACGATTAAAGTCTCAAATGACTATGCGTTTTTGCTTTCTGAAATTGAGATTTTTGGCAGTACAACGTATTCTTACGCAGGCGAAGGAAAGCAATATCAGTATTTTAAGAATGCGATTGCTAATAGATATAAAAAACCACGTTATGACGATAGCCGTGTATCTGGCCACTATTGGGAACGTTCGCCTTACTCTGGTAGTGAAAACAAATTCTGTCATGTGAACATAAGCGGAAACTCGTACTACAACGGCGTCAGCTACTATCTTGGCATTGCTCCTTGCTTATGTATCTAAAATCTTAGCAAATTCCATCTACCGCCGTAAGGCGGTTAAAAGGATTTGCGGTACTATTTTTAATCAAAGGAGATGATAATTGTGGATAAAAAAGAAATTGCAAATATCTACAAAGCCATCAATCGAGTTTCAAACAGGCTGAATGAGATGTCTGAAAAGTTAGATATTGTGATGCAGATGCTTAATGCGGAATCTAATCACAAGATTCTAATTAACGGTGATGGTATCGACGGCCTAGCCGAACTTGTATCAACGCATGATTCGGCACTTGATGAACTGGCTACTTTAGTTGCAGACATTGGAGGTGGAAACAATGGTTAAATTTTTCGAAGAGCGAATAATCAATGGGCTGAAAAAATGGACAGATGTTCCTGAGCTGTGGAATAAGAAGGTAATTGAAAGACTTCAAAAGGATGGCTATGTACTGAATGAGGACGGGACAGTAACAGAATCAAAACCAGGGATAGTGAAATAAAATACGTGCAAGGGAGAAAATATGGAAATTAAAGGAATTGACGTATCATCTTATCAGAGTAAGCCAGACTGGGCGAAAGTATCGAATTCTGAAATTAAGTTTGCAATATTGAGAATCCATCAAAAATCTGGAACTGATTCCTCTTTTGAGCATAACTACAAAGGATGCAAGTCAAATGGAATCCTTGTCGGCGGATATAAATACAGTTACGCTCTGACACCGGCGCAGGCAATTGATGAAGCTGAGAGCGTAATTTCTGTTCTTGGCGGACGCGGAATGGACTTTCCAATCTTCTACGACCTTGAATGGAGTCAGCAGAGAAACATTGGAAAACAGGCGATTGAGAATATTACAGTAGCATTTCTGACCAGAATCAAAAAAGCCGGTTATAAGGTCGGTATCTACTGCAATCTTGATTGGTACAATAACGTTCTGTCAAACACCCTGAAAAAGTACGATTGCTGGATTGCTCGTTATCCGGCTAGTGATAATGGCTCTGTACAGGAAAGATTGCGTCCGTCTGTTGGTGTAGGCTGGCAGTATTCCAGTAGGGGAAAAGTATCCGGCATTAGTGGTAACGTTGACATGGATGTATTCTATAAGGATTACAAAGAGGAGGTTTCTGCAATGGATAAAGCTATTGAAAAAGTGATTCTCATTGCAAAAAATGAGATTGGATACCTTGAAAAGAAGAGCAATAGTCAGCTCGACAGTAAGACTGCAAACGCCGGTTCGAGCAACTATACGAAGTACTGGCGAGACATTAAGCCATCATATCAAGGACAGCCTTGGTGCGCAGCATTCGTGAGTTGGTGCTTTATGGAAGCATTCGGACAGGAAAAAGCAAAAAAACTGTTGAAACACTGGCCCTATGTTTACTGCCCAACACTTGGTAATCTGTTTACAAGGAACGCTAATCCAAAGATCGGTGATATTGTAATTTTTTATCATAATGGAACTTTCACTCATACCGGCATCGTAACGGCCGTAATCGGAGACAGGTTCTATACCATCGAGGGAAATACTTCTGGTGCATCTGGAATTATTGCAAATGGCGGCGGTGTCTGTGCAAAGAGTTATCTTAACAGCCAGATGCCCGGAACTAAGTTCTGTACACCAGATTATAGTATTACATCTGATGCATCTGTACCCGCAAAATCTGAAAATGCATTGCCTAATACCGCACAAACAGGAGAGAAATATATGTTTAATCCAGAAACAGTAAAAGCAGGAGATAAAAACACATCTGTGCTTCTCTTACAGGAAATATTAAGAGCCAGAGGCTTTAAAGGCAAAAACGGCAAAGCGTTGAAACTTACATGGACAGCAGACACAAACACAATTTACGCTCTGAAAGCTTATCAGGAATCTAGGAAAGATGTTCTGGAAGTGGACGGAGTCTGTGGACCCGCCACATGGAAAGATTTGATTGCCATATAAAAACATCCCGGGGTTAATTCCCCGGGAACTTTATTTATAAACATATTTTGTATCATTTCGGGAATTTTAGACTGTTATCGTTAGTCACACGTTAGTCACAAATAAAAATATTGTTTCCTAATATAATAGCGCCAAAAACACTGTATTTACGGGCATTTGCGCAATTTTCTAAATTCTATTTGTTAGTCACAATCAATAAAATTAGAATAATGAAAATGAAATGTGGGAAATCCTTGCAAAATCGCTGAAAATGTTGATTTTAATAGGGTTTCCGGCATTTCGATAATGATATTTCGGTTGTTTTAGAAAGATTAAAATAGGTTCCGTTAGTCACAATTAGTCACAAATGGAACTTTTATCTTTTCTATTTCTGTCCGAAGTTCTTCTAGCGTTCTGTGGCCATATACTCCGTTTGTAACATCTCCGCCAAAGGAGTGGCCAAGCATTCGTTTTCGGTCATTCTCCCGGACACCGTATTTTTCGCACAGTGCGGAAAAGGTGTGTCGGCAGTCGTGCGGCGTGTGTTTCGGATTGCCGACTATTTTTAATCGTTCCAGTGTAGGATAGAACAATGCTTTTCTATGGTGTTGCTGAGTATATACACATAATTTTCCATCTTGTGCCAGTACTTTCTGTTCGACAAAATGATATACGGCAGGATGTATCGGGACGATTCTGTTTTTACCCGCTTTTGTTTTGATTCCACCTTGAAAATATTTCTCTTCCAGGTTGGTTGTAAGTTTTAACACTTCACCGATTCTCCAACCAGAATAGCACATAATAAGAATGAGCTGCACTTCTGGATCGTTGGCATTATCCCATAAAGTTTGTAGTTCCTGATCAGAAAATGGCGTTCCATGTTCGGTGTCGTTATCAGCGTTGACATGGACATATAATGCCTTATTTTCCGTTACAATTTCTGAGTAAACTGCATATTTGTACATCTGCTTGAACAGAGTCAAAATAGCCATCTGGCTTTGCTTTTTCAGCTTACAATCATCAATAACCTTTTGCATATCAGGAGCCTTTAAATCTTCGAATATGCGATTGTGCAGAACAGTACAGTTCGTATAAGCTGTCCGGTATGCTTCCTTTGAGCTGTACGACAGTTTTGTCCCCTCTGGGAACTTCCACGCATAAAACTGTTTATATACCTCTGAGAACGTCAATTTCTTGATTTCCGGGTGTTTATCCTCGACACCCTTGATTGTATTGTAGTCGGCAATTAAGCGGCTTATAAGAGTATCTATGTCGGTTGTAGGAGATACCTCAAGAGTCCGCTCCATGCCGGGTTGATACGTGCCGGCTTTGTATGCTGTCAGGACAGTAAAGCCTTTTATCCAGTCATCCACATAGCAGATTGCCGGCGGACGTTTTAGTTTGCCATTATCGCCCAGTGTAGCTGGCGGATGCACTGCGAAGCAGTTTCTCCGGTTCTTGCCAAGGTACCGAATAGAGCCGAAGTTATTCGGCAGTTTTGGATATTTCTTTCTTTTCTTCGCCATTTTTATTCCTCTTTTCTTTATGTAGCTGTTTTTAGGTATAAAAATAACAGTCGAACAAATTTTCTGTCTTGTTCGACTGCTCCGAAGATGATACAATATGTTTGCCAGAATATTACATTTCTTCGGAGATGTATAAATGCCGTCCCGGTACGCCAATGCCAGGGCGGTTTTTTATTTAATTATGTGATTTCCAATTTACTCTCATTACAATTCCTACAATCCAATAAATTCCACCAGAACAAGCACCCAATATTAAAATCCAAAACCAACTTAAATACCATGGCATTTTCCGTTTTATATACGGTGTACCTGAACTCGCCGCTGAGGATGCAGAGGAAGATGCAGAATTATTAATGATGATGTCTCTGTTGTTAGAAGCCAACTGCTCTACTTGTTTTCCACACTTTGGACACACTACACAGTCGTCGTCAATAAGTTCTCCGCAGTGCTTACAATATTTTTTCTTTTCATTCATGATAAACACCCTCCTGATATGTTTTCGCCACACTTCGCACTTTTTATGCGGATTATGTGTTTTGTACCGCTGATTTTGCAATATTATGTAAAGTACGGTTATTCGTGGTATTTTTATTTTATCATTTTAAGAGCATATTGTAAAGATTTAAGACGAAATAGAGTGATTTAGATGAAAAAGAAATGTTTTTTTCTATAAAATAGTGAGAGTTCATGTATATCATTGGCAGTTGCCAAGAGTCGGAATAGGTGGTATAATAGCAAGAGTGAACTAATGTTCGGTTCTATTTCCCGCAAGCCGAACATATACTGTAGTGTAGGCGGTAGTTGTACAGGGAGGGTTATTTATGGATTATAAGAAAGAGATTATTGAGATGATAGAGAATACTGAAAATGAGGGCAAGTTAAAATTTGTCTATACAATTCTTATCAAATATCTAAAATCAAAGAAGCAAGGGGATTAACCCTTGCTCTTTTTGTTTAGCGATGAAACTATTTGTTTTATTGCTTTCTTATCTTCTTTATCGAGTGCTTTGTATTCCTCGATAAAATCTAAGATGTCAGGTTCTGACATAAGATTTCCAATTATGATTGCATAATCGTCATCGCTTTTAGAACCCATGAGGTATGTCGGTGTTACTTCCAGAACGCCACATAGAAGTTCAATAGTGTCCATGTCTGGCTTGCATTTATCTTTTTCCCAGTCACTAATTGAATTATGCTTTGCATTGATTTTTTCTGCAAGTTGCTTCTGAGTCAGCTTCTTTGCCGTTCTGGCTTGCTTGATTTTCTCGCCAAATGTCATTATCGGTTCCTCCTTTCATGATTAATAATAATATATAAATTTCGAACTGTCAATAAAATAATTTCGATTTTCTCGAAATTTCTTCTTGACATTCGGATATTTCGAAGTTATACTGTAATTGTTCGATGAGAACGAAATTCAAACAGAAAGGAGAAATGAAAATGTGCGTTGGTAAAAAAATTAAATCATACCTTGAGAACAACGGCATAACACAGACATTTGTCGCCAATAAAACTGGCATTCCTGTTCAGAAACTCAATCTTTCTCTCAATGGAAATCGCAGATTAGATTTCGATGAATACGAATTAATTTGCGGGGCGTTATCTGTTGGGACTGACAAGTTTCTTGAACCGAAAATTCCAGAGCAGAAAGGAGTATAAATGAACGAATTACAGATTTTTAATTCAGAAGAATTCGGAGATATCCGAACAATAACTATTGATAATGAACCTTGGTTTGTCGGAATTGATGTAGCGAAATCATTAGGATACGCAAATCCTAAGAATGCAGTTCCTAAACATGTCAGTGAAGAAGATAAGCTGAATACCCAAATTGAGTACGCAGGTCAGAGACGCGAAGTAACGATTATCAACGAATCCGGCCTCTACTCTCTCATCTTCGGGAGCAAACTTGAATCAGCTAAGAGATTCAAACGCTGGGTAACAAGCGAGGTTCTTCCAACAATTCGAAAGACAGGTTCATACCGGAAACCACTGACGACAGTTGAACAGATACAGGTTATTGCGACAGGATTCTTAGATCACGAAGAACGGCTTAACAGACTTGAAAACACCATGACTATTGACTATGCACAGCAGGAAGCTATTAGGGACTTAGTGTCAAGTGTCGTAATTGCTCACCTTGGTGGGAAAGAATCAAATGCTTACAAGGAAATTGGCAAGAAAGTATTTGCTGAATGCAACAGGGATATAAAGACTTACTTCACAGTAAATGCCCGCAATAACATTCCTAAGCTGAGATTTGAAGAATCTATGGAATATGTCAGAAATTGGCATCCATGCACCAATACAGTAATGATGATACGTGACTGTAACGCTCAAATGAGTATCAGTTAGAAAAGAGGTTTATATGAGTGCAGTTGATAATTACGTAGAGCAGAATGCACAGATTCATCAGTTCGCCGCAGAGGTTGCGAGAATCATATCAGGCATTCCACAGATGCCAGAATTCTCATCAGAAATCCTGACCGTAGCCGACGCGAGTCAACTGATCGGACTTCCTATTACAGCAATCCGGGCAGGGATTGTGTATGGATGGTTGCCGATTGGCGTGGCTGTGCAGAATAACAAGCCAGCAAAAAGCCTTTCCGGTGGACGAATCACATACATCATAAGCCCTAGGAAAGTCTATGAAGTAACTGGTCATGTCTGGAAAGGCAAAGAGGCTCTCAATAAGTGAGTGCCCCGGAGGGAGCCGAAACCTCCACCCCGGAGCTTTGCACCACTAAAACACCTTAGTGGATAGATACATTATAGTTCTCTATCTGCTAATTGTAAAGACAAATAAGAAAAAATAAGGAGAAATTAGCACGATATGAGTGAAATTAAAAACGAAAGCCAGCCAACATGGGCTGACATCGAAGTAGCACTTGCGACTGAAATTGTCGAAGAAAGTAAGAAAAAGTCAAAAAGATGGTTCACTGCATGGATTGTGACAGTCGCCGCACTGGTGGCAAGCAACCTTGCGTGGATTGCAGGAGAAATAAAATGAAAGAGTATATGCTAATTGCTGTTTGTATGCTTGCCGGGAAATATGTGGATATACCTATCTGGTTAAACATCTTCTTTGGCATCTCGGCAGCATGGGCAGTACGCCAAATGAAAGCAGACTGGCAGTAGGAAATAAGGAGGATAAGAAGATGTTCGAGAAAGAGATTGATGAAATATATGGATTATGCAAAAGAGTTGTGAACGAAGTTCCGACAGCAAGTGTCACATTCAGTTATTCAATTTATGACATGCACGTATGTGGACTCAAAAGGAAGGAAAATGTTAATCTTCCCGAAGACGTGTTTAAGTGGGATTTGTACCAAAGCGTATCTTTTAACCCATTTTATGAGAATGCAAGTCGCGAAAGTCTCAGAATAATCAAAGCTTTCTTGTTGGAACTTCTGATAGATGGGAAGTGTCCAAATGAGTAAGCAGATAGCAATTATGAAACTTCTTCCCAGTCTGGAGATAGCAGGATGTATTAATGAACTGCTCAGAGAGCTTCAATCCAGAGGTGATTACATTCTGGATTATGAAAACTGCGATATGTCTCTGGACCATGTGGAGTACCACAAAGCCGAAGATATCGACGGAGAGAAGTTCGGAGATGCATCAGACAACCTGTACTGTTTTTTCAAGGCGGTGTGAACATGGACGAGAGGATTAATGAGGTTCTGAGATTGATTGATATACAGCTTGCCACAGTCCCGGATAACCCCATTGAAGAATCATACAAGGCAAGAACATTGGCGAGCTACGTACAGGCTCTAAATGGGATTTTAACGGCTCAGAAATCATATAAGGAGGAAAGTATCAGTGAGTGAATTTGAAATCCGTATTCCGGCAAGAAAGAAACAGCCAGCAACTGATAAGGACAACCCGGTCGTGAAAGTTTCGCCAGAAGCATACAACGCACTGGTTGAAATCTATAACGAATCAACCATTTCTATGAAGGATATCGCGAGTTTGCTGATTGTTGAGGGCAGCAAGCATGTGGTTTATGACAAGGAGGAATAGTAATGGCAACACCCGTATTAATTATTGGAAAATCTGGTTCTGGCAAGAGCACCAGTCTTAGAAACTGCCAGAATGAACATTGGAATCTTATTAGAGTATTGAATAAACCGCTTCCGTTTAAAGGAAAGATTGACGGATGGTTTACAGATGATTACCAACAGGTAATGAAGTGTCTGATCGCATCAAAAGCGGAGTCAATTGTGATTGATGATGCAGGATATCTTATTACGAATCATTTCATGAAGGGACACGCTTCTGCCGGAAAAGGCAATGCAGTGTTCGCTCTGTACAATGATATTGGAGACTATTTCTGGAATCTTATCCAGTTCATTGTAACAAAAGTACCGCAGAATAAAATTGTTTACCTTATGATGCATGAGGAAAAAGATGACTCCGGGGAAGTAAAGCCTAAGACAATTGGTAAGCTTCTGGACGAAAAAGTTTGCATCGAGGGCATGTTTACCATCGTTCTTCGATGCATCGAAGAGAGTGGAAAGCACTTATTTGTCACTCAGTCCAGTCAGGGAGCGGTAAGTAAGTCCCCGATCGGGATGTTTGACAGTTTAACTATTGATAACGACCTTGCAGAAGTTGACAAGGTTATCAGAGATTATTATGAATTAGGAGGAACAGACAATGCAGAAACCAAATAATTACGATACTACACAGGCAGCAGGAGAATTTGAACCAATTAAGCTTGGTGGTCATAAGATGGTAATTAAGCAGATATCAGAGAAAAAAACACAGGGTGGACTCGATATGCTCGTTATCTTGTTTGATTTCGCAGAAGGAGACGAACAGGCCGGCTATTTCATGAAACAGTTTGAGAACGATATCCGTCCAGACAAGAAATATCCGAATGCCGGCACAAACTACATGGTTATTGACGAGAGTGTAGAGTATGGTGTCCGTAACCTTAAAACATTTATCACATGCGTAGAAAAATCAAATCCGGGATTTGCCGTTAAGTGGGGCGATAACTTCGGGCAGCAGTTTAAAGGAAAGCTGATCGGTGGAATCTTCCGTCTTGAAAAAGACTGGTACGATAACAAAGAAGTAAAACGTCACAAGCTTGCATGGTTCCGAAGTATTGAGGGAATTAAGGATGCAGATATCCCAGAAGAGCGTACCACAAAAGCCTATGACGATCATCTGAAAGAAGAAGCTATCATGGGAGCAAATCCGTCAGGTACGGACTTTATGAGTATTCCAGACAGCGTGGCAGATGATGTCCTTCCGTTCAATTAAAAGGATGTGTTTTTAATGGTTATACAAGCAGACACAAGAGAACACAAAAAGGAATGGGAACGGATTCAAAAACAGTTTGATGACCTTGGAGTGCAGTATTTCAGATCAAAGTTATATTGTGGAGATTATCAGTCGCTTGACAACGCAAAGCTCTGTATTGACCGTAAGAAGGATTTACAAGAGCTTTGTGGAAATGTCTGTCAACAACATGAAAGATTCAAGGCAGAACTTATCAGGGCACGTGAAGCCGGTATTCAGCTGATTATCCTATGTGAGCATGGACCAGATATTAAATCAGTTGGCGATGTGTATTTTTGGGAGAACCCAAGGAAACACAAAGTTATCTGGAGGACGATAAACGGCAAAAAAGTAAAGACTGTAATCTCTGACAAGGCTGTTGATGGCTGCCAGTTGTATAAATCTCTCTGCACAATCAGAGATAGATACGGAGTCCGATTTGAATTCTGCACGAAAGAAGAAACTGGGCGGCGGATCGTGGAGCTGCTGTCATGACTAAGGGAGAAATCAAACAGTCAGTAAAAATGCCAGAAATTCTCTCCAGGTACGGGCTAAGGCCGAATAGAGCAGGATTTATATGTTGCCCTTTTCACAAGGAAAAGTCAGCGTCCTGCAAAATCTACGATGATTCCTTTTACTGTTTCGGCTGTGGAACTGGCGGTGATGTGTTTGATTTTGTGATGCAATACGAATCCGTCCCTTTTAGTACGGCGTTTATTGAGCTGGGTGGCACTTATATATCAAAAAAAGGTAAAAGCCGCAACCAGATCAGACATGAAATGCGAGATATTAAATCAAAAAAACACAACCCTGTTCAGGATCCTAATGAGATTGAGCAGGTAGAAAAGAACATACTTATGTACGAAACAGCACTAAAAACGTTCCCTCCTGATTCAGAAGAGTGGTATATGTGCCAGTTTAATCTTGAGAAAGAAAAAAGCAGATACGAAATGTTATCAGCTAAGTCAGGAGGTGAGAAAAATTCTTGAAAATATTGAAAACTTACAGGCACAAGACTTTATGGAAAAGCAGTTGTATGAAGAGCTTTTTTCAGTAAAAAGTAAAATTGACCGCTCAGAAATCAAGTTTAAGCTGATGGACCGGGCAAAAAGTGTGAAAGCGAAGCATATAGCAGAAGAGTTCATAAAGGAATTCCAGAAAGCAGAACAGGAAAAGGAAAAAGAAGAAAAAGTAAATCGTTCTATGCAGTTAGTTGAAAACATCACAAACTTTTATCCTGATTCTGTTGATAAGGAATATCCTAACATGGCTTGTGGTAGCTGGATAGCTACAGAGAACGGAATATTTTCCTCTGAAACATCTAAGGCAAGAGAACTTGTATGTCACCACCCGATCATGCCGATACGTCGTCTAAAAAACATCGAGACAGGAGAGGAACAGATCACGGTGGCTTTTAAAAGGGATGGATATTGGACAGAAATAACTGTTCCAAAAATTGACATTGTGACTTCCAGGGCAATAACTAATCTTGCAAGGTTCGGGGTGCAGGTCAACTCAGAGAATGCAAGGCTTCTCGTAAAGTATCTGGCGGATGTTGAAATGTACAATGCCGATATGATCGACATACAGCACTCTACAAGCAAACTGGGGTGGCATGGTAATACATTTGTCCCTTACGACCTTTCAATCGTTTTTGACGGTGAATACCGCTTTAAAACGCTATTCCAAAGTATACAGGAAAGTGGAGACTACTTCAAGTGGGTGACTCTGGCTAAGCAGCTACGATCATGCGGACGATTGGAACCGCGAATAGCACTGGCAGCATCTTTTGCGAGTGTTCTTATACAGCCGCTTGATGCGCTACCGTTCATCGTAGATTTCTATGGGCAGACAGGAGGCGGAAAGACGGTAACAATCAATATAGCGGCATCGGTTTGGGGGAATCCGGCACCGGGAGCCTACGTTGGGAATTTTCGTTCAACAGATACATCATTGGAGACAAGGGCAGATATGCTCAATAACTTTCCGATGATTCTGGACGACTCGAAGAATGCTTCTCAGTATATCCGGGATAACTACGAAACATTGATTTACAATCTCTGTTCTGGCAAAGGAAAAGCACGTTCAAATAAGGACCTCGGAGCAGCTAAGGAAAATACATGGAGTAATGTGACTATTTGCAACGGTGAGAACCCTATTTCGGAATTTGCAGATTCCGGCGGAGCTATCAACAGAATTATTGAAATTGAATGTTGTGAGGATATTTACGAGAATCCAGCAGAGATTAACGGCATTGTCGTGAAGAACTACGGCTTTGCTGGAAGAGTGTTCGTTGGAAATCTCAAACAGTTCACATCGGATGATCTGAAAGAAATGAAAGCCGAAATTGAGAAAGGTTTTGACGGATATGACTTTCCAGCAAAGCAGGTAATGGCAATATCTACACTTCTGCTGGCTGACAAATTAGCTACAGATTTCATATTTAAGGATGGACGTGAGCTGACGGTCGAGGACGTTGTAGACATACCTACACGCAAGAAAGATGTATCAGAAGGTCAGAGATGCTATGAATTCATTCTTGAAAGTCTCTCAGTGTACGGACAGCACTTTGATGCGCAATTTAGCTGTGATCAGTGGGGATTCAAGGAAACGCCAGATGAATATGGAGATGTATATGTATATTTTTATCCGAAACCTCTTGAAAACCTTTTGAAGAACAATGGATTCTCCAGAAAAGCCTTTTCGGCCTGGGCGATTAATCGAGAGTTAATCAAGCACACAGGAAAAAGAGATACGGTACTAAAAAGAGACGGTGGAAGTGTAATGAGGCTTATTGCGGTAAAGATTGTTGATATAAAAAGTCTTGAAAACGAGCAAGAAAATGAGGTTATTGAAACTGGTTTTCTGCCAGCTGATGCCGAAACAAATGTTCCGTTTTCGTAATTTGTAACCATGTAACCGTTGTAACACGAAAAAAAACATCCTATAGGAGAAAGTTTGAGAGTGTATAAAAAACATATACTCTAGTGATTCTCCTATATAAAAACCTTGGTTACATTGGTTACACGGTTACACACCTCTGAAGCCCACATAAAATAAGGGTTTGTGGCGTAACCAGTGGATTAAAAAAGCCGGTTACACACGGGTTACAAAATTAAAAAGTATATGCAATTAGATTTATTATAACAAAATTAACTGAATATTGCAAAAATATTCAGTTAACATAATTATTACAAGGAGTGGTTACAAAATGAAAAAAGACGATCTCAATAAAAAGCAAAGATATGCATTAGATACAATGCTGTCTGGCAGTAATGTTTTTCTGACAGGTGACGCAGGAACAGGCAAGACAACGGTTATCCAAACGTTCATCGATGAGGCGGAAAAAGCTGGTAAAAATATTCTGGTATCCGCCACTACTGGAATTGCAGCGGATAATATCGGATATGGGGCAACTACCGTACACCGAGCATTGAATATTTCAATTAAATTTGAGGACTATAAGAAAAAGGTGAAATCCAGAGCTGAACTTCTGAAAGAAGCAGATGTTCTTATCATTGATGAAATCAGCATGTGCCGGTTCGATTTGTTCAATATGATTGCAAAGACGATCATCACGGAGAATGAAGAGAGAGCAGTTGACAGACTTCTGATCGGAGAGGACAAAGAAGACATTCAGTTAATCGTGATAGGTGATTTCTACCAGCTTCCGCCAGTTATTACGACAGACGATCGAAAAATTCTCTGTCGGATGTATGGATCTGATTATGGAAAGGGTGGAAAGTATGAACATGGATATGCTTTCATGTCTGAATACTGGAAAGAAATGGGATTTGAATATATCAAACTTGATGAGGTATGCAGGCAGAATGATGAGGGATTTAAGTATGTGCTGA